AACTTGCGCGATTAAATTCAGTATCTGATATTGTAGCGTCTGGTTTAGTGTGGGTTCCCCCTACACGGTGGGCAGAAGAGGTAATCGAAGAAATTGCAGGTTTTCCGTTTATGAGCCATGATGACCTAGTTGACTCAACAGTGATGGCACTCATGCGTTTTCGACAAGGTGGATTTATACGGTTGCCCACTGATGAGCCGGAGGATGTACGGTACTTTAAACAACGCAGGGGTGGGTATTACTAATGGCTATGATTCCAGAGCTACAGGAATACACAGGTAAAATATCTAAAGAGGCCGCTGCACTTTTTGAAAAAATAACCAGAGACATGACTGAGCAACAACAAAAGGAATTTCTTGCCTCTGTAAAATTTCAAGACCAAGATTTTGTAAACCAGATGATGATGCGTTTACCGGAAGGCACTCCTGAAGTAGATCCTACTAGTGCAAGACTAAAAGCATTCCCAAAAGAAGCAGGTGTAGGTCCACGAGGTCTGGACTTACAAGGAAAGTATGTGTCCTCTGAAGCAGAAAAGCCCTCGATTGAAAAGTTTAGAGGTGATGACGGCAAGGTTTACGAGTTAGAATTTGAGCCGGGTACGGTTTCCGCTGTGGAACCTATAAACGCAAGAGCAGATATATTTGCTCATGAGTATAGACATAAAATAAAAAAAGACGGGTCTGAGCTAACTAATAGAGTTCAAGATTTAATGGCTTCTCAAAACAAAAGAGAATTTATAGCTGGTATAGAATCATTAGCAGATGGAGCTTTTGCTCTTTCTCAAAGACTTTATTTTAGAGGTGGAGATCCGACTGAAGACCAAAAGAAAAACTTAAAACAGTTTAGAGATTTATACAATAAAACTGTCGGAGATTTTGAAAGTGACGAAGAGATGGTCGAAACTGCCAAATCTTTATTAGATTCACAGCTAGTAAAAGATATGATGTTTCTTTTTAGAGATGAAGTGCCTGATCCTAGAAGATCTTTGTTTTATAAAGCTGTCGTAGAAGAAGGCCGAAGAGTAAAAGATGCGCCTCAAGTCTATAAAGGTGGGGGAGCAGTTACTGAACTTCCTAAAGGTTATCGTGAAGGCGGGCGGACAAGGTTAATTTGAGGGCAGACTAATGGCAGTAGAGAAAGGACTATATTCGGCCCCGGTAGGGATAGAAGAAGAATCTCTGGAACAGGAAGAGAATCTTGAAATAGAGATTGTCAATCCTGAGATGGTTACTCTCGATGACGGCAGTGTTGAGGTAACCATCATTCCTGACGCTGATGTGGGTGATATTGTTCCTTTTGACGCTAACCTTGCTGAAGTCTTGGATGACTCTGTGCTCAACGAGTTGTCAGATGAGTTAATAAGTGCTGTGGACTCTGATACGTCCAGCAGAAAAGATTGGGCAGATACGTTTGTAAAAGGTCTTGATGTCTTGGGGTTCAATTACGAAGAACGTAATGAACCTTGGGAAGGAGCCTGCGGTGTGTATTCAACTGTTTTAGCAGAGGCGGCTATACGCTTCCAAGCTGAGACAATGAGTGAGACCTTCCCCGCCGCTGGCCCCGTCAAAGTTAAAGTGCTCGGAGAAGAGACTAAAGATAAAGAAGCAGCGGCACAGCGTGTCAAAGCTGACATGAACTACGAGCTTACAGAGCGCATGGTCGAATACAGACCGGAGCATGAACGTTTGCTTTACAGTCTTGGTCTGGCTGGTTCTGCATTTAAGAAGGTCTACTACGATCCGAATATTGGTCGGCAGGTGGCGATGTATATACCAGCCGAAGATGTCATCGTTCCTTATGGAGCGTCTAACGTAGAAAGCGCGGAGCGTGTGACACACGTAATGCGTAAGACCAAGAACGAACTTAAAAAATTACAGGCATCAGGATTTTACGCAGAAGTAGATCTTGGTGATCCGCAGCCCTACCACACAGACATAGAAGAGCGTAAGGCTGAAGAGGGTGGTTACTCTATGACTGACGATGATCGCTATGCGGTGTACGAGATACACGCAGATGTGGTGATCGATGGCATAGATGACTCTGAAGATGAGATAGCTAAACCGTATGTGATAACAATAGAACGCGGCACGGCTAAGATATTAGGTATAAGACGTAACTGGAATCCTGACGACCCGTTGATGTTGAAGCGTCAGCACTTCGTACACTATGTATATGTGCCGGGGTTTGGGTTCTACGGGCTAGGTCTTATACACATAATAGGGGGGTACGCAAAGGCAGGTACATCACTTATCCGGCAACTGGTGGATGCTGGCACACTTTCTAACTTACCGGGGGGTCTAAAAACTCGTGGGCTTCGGATCAAGGGAGACGATACGCCTATCGAACCGGGTGAGTTTAAGGATGTGGATGTTCCTTCTGGCAGCATACGGGACAATATTATGGCTCTGCCTTATAAAGAGCCAAGCCAAACGCTTCTGTCTCTACTAAATCAAATAACGCAGGAAGGAAGGCGGCTAGGGGCGATTAGCGACATGAACATATCAGATATGTCAGCTAACGCTCCTGTAGGTACGACACTCGCGTTATTAGAGAGAACACTGAAGCCGATGGCTGCGGTACAAGCCCGTGTCCATTACGCCATGAAGCAAGAGTTTAAAATGCTCAAAACAATCATGGCTGAGTATGCGCCCCCTGAGTATTCATACGAGCCGCTACGTGGGTCTATAACTGCCAAGCAGATGGATTACATGATGGTGGACGTTATACCCGTCAGTGATCCAAACAGTTCTACGATGGCGCAGCGGGTGGTTCAGTATCAGGCTGTATTGCAGATGGCACAGTCTGCACCGCAGATATATGACCTACCGCAGTTACACAGACAGATGATCGAAGTGTTGGGCATCAAGAACGCTGATAAACTTGTTCCGACTAAGGATGATGCTAAACCAACTGATCCGGTCAGCGAGAACATGGACGCCCTTAATGGTAAACCTTTAAGAGCATTTATCTATCAGGATCACGAAGCGCATATCGCTGCACACAGAGCGTTTATGCAAGATCCGATGGTGGCGCAGATGATCGGTCAGAACCCGCAAGGTCAGCGAATCATGGCAGCGTTACAGGCGCATTTGGCAGAGCACATGGCGTTCTTGTATCGCCAGCAGGTCGAAGAGAAGATGGGTGCTCCACTACCTGCACCGAACTCAGAGCTATCGGAAGAGGTCGAAGTCAATCTGGCTCGTGTGGTAGCACAAGCTGGGCAGCAAGTATCGCAAGCCAACCAGCAGAAGGCTGCACAACAGAAAGCACAGCAGCAAGCACAAGACCCATTGCTCCAGTTGAAGCAGGCAGAACTGCAAGTCAGGCAACAAGAAGTGCAGCGTAAGGCACAGAAAGATCAGGCTGATATGCAGTTACAAGCAGCAGAGCTACAGAGAAAAACGCAGAAAGATCAAGCAGATACGATGATTGACGCGAAACAACTTGAACTTGAAGAAAAAGAACTTCAGATCGATGCACAAAAAGCTGGAGCTAAATTAGCTGCTGATAGAAGAAAGGACAGCACTAAATTAGATTTGGACCTTCTTAAAACAGTACAGAACACTAGGAAAGATACGTAGTGGCTAAGACTGTATTAGAGGTTTTAAAAGAACGAATCGAAGCTGATAAAGCTTCTGCAACAAATTTCTTGGTGGGGGGAGCTGTAAAAGATTTCTCTCAATACAAGGAAACGGCAGGGTTATTACGAGGTCTGGACACCTGCTTAGGCTATATCGAAGACCTTTCGCGCAATATGGAGTATGGAGATGACTGATACCGCGCAAGCGAGCATAACGGAAGAAGAGTTTGAGGCACAGCTACCCGTACCTGTTGGGTATAGAGTGTTGGTAGCAATGCCGCAAGTAGAAGAAGCGTTTGAGGGAACTGAGTTATTAAAGTCAGTTACCACTAAAAATCACGAGCAGATCATGTCTATTATAGGTGTGGTTATAGATATGGGTAAGCAAGCTTACTCAGATCAAGACAGATTCCCTACTGGACCGTGGTGTGAGGTAGGCGATTATGTTATGTTTCGTGCCA